AGAGGTACGCTTATGTTCGTAAAGAATGTCTATATAACTATATGGGATTTTGCTGACAGTGATGAAGGTGAAGAGGTAGCTAAATTAAAATTTAAATACCTTGACCTTGACACAATAGAACAAGTAGTATATACTATTGTAGAAGAATCAGATGCACTCTTTGATGATTCAATCAAAGTAGAAGTAAACTTTAATTATTACCCAGTACATACAGTTAATGAGTCTCATTGAAGAGCAACTTAAAATAGAGCAGGAGTCGATAGACTTTGGTATCGACCACTATCGTAAACAGGTAGCTGAAGCCAAGCAGATGAGCCGTGAAGGAACTACACTGCATGGCATACTACTGATGAAGCACAGTGTAGACAAGGTGTCACAAGTGATACGTGATTTCCTTGACAGTGCATTGAGTGGAAAGATAGGGAGATACCAGACTTCTGCTTTAAGACTAGATGAAATAGATCCTGAAGTCAGTGCCTATATAGCATTGAAGTGTATGGTAGATGGAGTGTCCAATCGTATGTCACTCACCAAGTCATCCCTTATGATAGGGAATGCACTTGAGGATCACGTTAAGTTTTCTATCTGGCAGAGTAAAGAAAGAAAGATATTTAACAGGACTCTCAAGGACGTTAAAGCTCGTACCTCTAACCGACACTACCAGAGGTACAATGTAATACGTAAGATGTCCAAGATTGAGGTGCTAGACTACGCACTATGGGACAAGTCAGAACGTGTACGAGTAGGATCTAAACTAATAGACCTAGTGATAGGAGCCACTGGTCTATTCAAAGTACAGACATTCCAACTCAGTAAACGACTGAGAGAAACTGTAATCCTAGCAACTGAGGATACACTTAAATGGATTGAAGAAGTCAACAAACGTGGTGAGGTACTGCACCCAAGGTATTATCCTTGTGTGATACCACCTTTAGATTGGTCAGGTCCGTTGGATGGTGGATACCATACGGATAAGTTGCGTCAGATACCCATGATAAAAACTACCAATCGTAAGTACCTTGAAGAAATGGAAACAGTATCCATGCCTATGGAGTACCGATGTATTAACGCATTGCAACGTACTCAATGGTGTGTTAATGTTAAAGTTCTAGAGGTGATGAAACAAGTGTGGGAATCAGGTCAACCTTGGCCTGGAATACCACCAAAGTTTGATCATCCGATACCACCTGCACCAGTACCAGAGGGTATGAATAAACAGGACATGGATCAAGAACTGTACCAAGAGTTTATAACATGGAAAAAAAATGCGGCAAATATATACAATGAGAATGCACGTATAGGTAGTAAGCGTATCCAATTTGTACGTACACTATCAATGGCCCAGAAGTTTGAGAAGTACAGGGATATATACTTTGTATATCAATCAGACTTTAGAGGACGTAAGTACACAGTCTCGTCCTTCATGACACCACAAGGGCCAGACTTTGCTAAAGCCTTACTGACATTCAGTGCTTCTGAACCTATCGAGAATGATGAACAAGCTAAATGGCTTGCAGTTCATGGAGCAAACTGTTATGGTTATGATAAGGTATCACTTGATGATAGATACCAGTGGTGTTTAGATAACTTAGATAAGATACAACGTACTGCTGAAGATCCTTTCGGATACCGATGGTGGACTGAGGCTGATGAACCTTGGCAATTCCTAGCATTCTGTTTTGAATGGTCAGGGTTTGCAGATAAAGGTTACGGATACATGTCAAGTCTTCCTGTCATGGTGGATGGAAGTAACAACGGACTCCAACATTATTCAGCAATCCTTCGTGATCCTGTTGGCGGTAAGGCTACGAACCTTACTAATGAAGAGATACCACAGGATATATACCAAGAGGTAGCTGACCTAGTGTTGAAGGATGTACAATCAGAGTACGATGTAGATACACATGCTAAACGATGGATAGACTCAGGACTTATAACACGTAAGCTAACTAAACGTCCTGTCATGGTAGTACCTTATGGTGGTACGATGTATTCATGTCGAGCTTACATTGAGGATGCTATGCGTGAAGAGTTTCTGAAAGGAGTTCCTAATCCTTTTGGAGATGACTTGTTTAAATCATCCATGTACCTAGCACGTTCCGTATGGAAAGCGATAGGTCAAGTGGTAGTCTCTGCACGAGAGGCAATGAAATGGTTACAAGTAATAGGGAATGGCATTAGTAAAAAACAAATGCCTATCGTATGGTCTACACCTTCTGGATTTGTAGTGCATCAGATGTATCCTGCAATAAAGGAACGTCAGATTGCTACACATATAGATGGTAAACTTATTAAACCTGTAATAGCAACACAAGATTATGCTAGAGTTGACCGACACCGAGCAGTCAATGGTATAGCACCCAACTTTGTACATGCACTTGATGCGTGTGCATTGACCATCACAGTGAACAAGTGTCTCGATGATGGTATCATGGACTTCGCTATGGTTCATGACTCTTATGGTGTGTTTGCCCATCACTCTCCTGAATTAGCTGTCAATCTTAGACAGGCATTCTATGAGATGTATAATGAGAACGATGTGCTACACCAGTTTAGGTTATCAGCAACTGATGTACTGGATGAGGTTGAATCACCACCTGAACGTGGGAATCTTGACTTATCTAAGGTACTAAAATCAGATTACTTTTTTTCTTAACCTATCCTGAATAGGAGTTAATGACTATTATAGCATGAAGTACGATATAGATTATCTTTGTAGATTATGTGTACACTACTTAGATAATGATGAACAAATACCTATTGACATTGTATTTGAATGTGTTACAATGGGTATTGATGTTAGTAAATTAGAAACCAACCATTCTTTAGGAAAGGATACATGGCAAATAGAGAGTACACAGTAACACCGAAAGGTGAGATGAGATGGGCTTACCTTCATAAGCCTGACACTCAGTTTGATTCTAATGGAGTGTTCCATGTCAAACTTCGGTTAGCCAATGGATCATCTGATGATCTGCGTAAGGCTATTGAACGTGAGCATAAGGCAAACAAGAAGGATGCCGTAGCTCGTAACCCTAATCGGAAATCCTTCCGAGAATTTCTACCTTTCAAAGAGGTCTTGAATGAGGACGGATTAGCTGACGGCTACGAATTTCAATTCAAGTTGAAAGCAGTAGCAACCAACTCTAAAACAGGGCAGGAGTTTACTCAACGTCCTGTTGTAGTAGGTCCAGACAAGAAGCCTATTCCTTCTGATGTTACCATTGGTAATGGAAGCATCGGGAAGATAGCCTTTGAAACTATTCCCTACTTTACAGGGAATAACTTAGGTGTCTCGCTTCGTCTGCGTGGAGTTCAGGTTCTTGAACTGGTAGAGTATAATGCAGGTGGGAACGATATGTTCTCAGTTGAGGAAGGATACTCAATCGTAACCAGTTCCAAGACCAATGAAGAACAAGAAGCAGAGATGTTTGAAGAAGAAGAAACCAGTAACCAAAAAGGAGAAGACGAAGAAGACTTTTAGATCTTTATTTGAGGAGTCGATTGCTTGTAATCTTACGAAGCGTAAAGTTGAGTATGACTATGAGTCAATCGACATCTCATATACCACTATACGAAAGTATAAACCAGACTTCATACTATCCAATGGGATTATCATTGAAGCCAAAGGCTATTTCCGTAGTGCGGATCAAAGAAAACATAAGCTCATCAAAGAACAACACCCAGATCTGGACATACGTTTTGTATTTCAGAAGGCAAGTGCTAGAGTACAAGGAAGTCAAATGACTTGTGCTCAATGGTGTGATACTTATAATTTTCAGTACTCGGAAACATACATCCCTAAGAATTGGATAGACGAATTAACTTTAACAAAGAAAGGAACTCATGATTGAAAGATATGTTCTGCAACGTGATGTTATCGATGATAAAGGTGAATCCCATGCTCATGTTGAGATGGAGTTCAATGCTGATTATCTTACGGACATCATGCAGGAATTTCATTCGTTCTTGATTGCTTCAGGTTTCGCATACGTGACCGCAGTTGCCGCACAGAAAAGTGATGGTGATGTAGCGTGTTCAGATGGATGGGAATACACTGCTGAAGTGGATGAAGATGAGGATGAAGATGACGAATTTGAAGAGTAACTTTATTCAACATCAGTCATGTGACAGTTGCGGATCTAAGGATAACGTGGCTGTCTATGACGATGGGCATACGTGGTGCTTTGGTTGTAACACGTATGGTAAAGGGGATAGAACTTATGAACCTACTGTAAAGAGGGATATGAAGTTTATAGACGGAACGATTCAAGGACTTTCCAAACGTAGAATCAGTGAGGATACGTGTCGTAAGTGGGACTATCAAACTGGTGAATACAATGGACGTAAAGTTCAGATCGCAAATTACAAGAACTCATCGGGTAGTGTTGTTGCACAGAAACTACGCATGGCTAACAAGCAGTTCCTTTTTATAGGAGATGCTAGTGAAGCAGGGCTATACGGATCACACCTATGGTCTGAAGGTGGTAAACGTGCAGTGATAACCGAAGGTGAGATCGATGCCCTATCTGTCTCACAGGCATTGGGTAACCAGTGGCCTGTGTTTAGTGTACCTACTGGTGCATCAGGAGCACCTAATGCTGTACGTAAATCCATTGAGATGCTATCAAAGTTCGATGAAGTTGTCATCCTATTTGATAGTGACGAAGCAGGAAGTAAAGCATCAAAGGAATGTGCTCAGTTGCTACCACCTGGGAAAGCAAAGATAGGACACCTACCTCTCAAGGATGCTAATGAGATGGTAGTAGCAGGTAAGACAAAGGAACTTGTTACTTGTTTGTGGCAAGCTAAACCTTTCAGACCTGATGGAATCATACAAGGTTCAGATCTATGGGATCTTGTATCAAGTGAGGATGTGGCATCATCCTGTAAA